ATGCAACAGTCAAGTTTTGGTTGGCACCATTGATGAATCGATAAGCCAAGCCGGTTGCAAGCGTAGGTAACGTCAACGTTACAGCACCCGATCCAACAACGTGGAAGTCAGCACCGTTTTCGGCTGCGGTGATCGAACCGGTTGCGGTCTTGAGAATCGTTCGCTTGTTGGTACCGGCCAAATAGTTTTGTGGATCATCGTCGAGTACACAGCCTTGTCGAGCTAGTAATCGTCGAGCTAGGTATTGGTGAGCGCTGCTAGTTAGCGCGGTTCCCAGTACCAGCAACGCGACTGCTCGAAGCGGACCTTGCAGAACCATGCGTCCAGCACGCTCGGCTGCGGTTGCCGAATAGCCTTCGGTCATAACCAATTCGTCTTCGTTCACACCGCGAAGCCACTGGCTACCGTCGGTTGCAGTTGGGTCCCAATGGACAAGCTTGTTGTCAGCCGTCAACGCACCCAATAACAAGCCAGGGCGAATGACGGACGTTGGCGTTGATCCAGCATCAACCAGCGAGCTACTGAATTGAGCTTGACCCCGAATGACCTTCATGCGGCTTGCATCGCCACCCCAGAAGATTTCGCGGGTAGTCGTGTAACTAGCTGCCCGTACTCCGGGCGATGCCATTTGCTGATTGAGCATAATGTGAGAGTCCTAAGCTTCTGGGTTTCCACCGAGAGCGCGAACCGCTTCGGCAAATTCGGAGTGCGATCGACCGCCACCCGTGGTGATCTGATCTGGTGGTTCAACAACCGACAATTTCTTAGCGATCGAATCGGTGCGCTGTTTGTCGGTCCAGTACGTTCCTTCAGGAACCGTTTCGCGGTCCTCAATGAAGTAATCGATTCGGTTTGGCTTGAACGTTCCATCGTCCTGCATACTCATGCGGACAGTACCGAGCGTTCGCAAGTGTTCATCGTGCTCGGCTGGAGTGCATCGACCGCTACGCAAGAGGGCCGCTAGTCGCTGAGTGACGCTCCCCCGATGCGTTTCAGCAAGTGCACGCTCAGCGACCGCGGCTCGATCGAGCATTTTTCGTTGCTGTACCGACATCGTTGCGATGGTCGCTTGGACCGGCTGAGGCATAGCGTTAGGCTTGCCGTCGGGCGATAGGTCGTTTTCGTCCCCGTCGGGTTCGTCTTCATCGCCCTGCATACTGAGCAGAGCGGTAAGAGCTACGCGCAAGTGAGGAATTAGATTTTCGTCGGTGGTGTCGTCAGGGAGAGTTACACCATACTCGCCAAGTAGATTGAGTACGCTATCGAGCAGGTCAGGCGCGTCAGCTTGATCGGCTCCGATGGTATCGGTTGGCGATGCGTCATCGCTTGGAGTTGGAGTATCGGAACCGTCAGCCGATCCATCGCTATCAGAAGAATCGCTAGGCGCTTGATTGCCTGGCTTGTTCTTGTCTTCATCGTCATCAGGATCGTAGTCGCTGCCCATTCGCAACAAGCCTTCTTTCAAAGCTGCCTGGAATCGACTCTTGCGAGCTGCTTGAGAGCGATTCTTGACTTGCTTGGCTGCGACTGTAGTAGACATTCCGTCACGCTCCAACAAATACGGCTTACTTGCACCCATGCGAATGGCAGGGCAAACGCGCTGACCCATTCGCACTAGCGGGGTGAAACTGCTCTGGCTGTGATCAACAGGCCAATCAACCAGGTCGAAGCTTGTTAGTGCATCAGGGTATTGGTTTCCGGCTCCATCTTTCCACTTAGGGTGAATGACGGGAGAAACATAAACCGTGTTGCTGGCTACTGACTGTGTTGCTTTTGGATCGAGAGTGTGCAGGACAATTTCAGCACTTCGACCGTCGGGAGCTACTTTGAAGCTCTTAAGCTTGCCGACGGTGTTCTTGGCCGATCGGCTTTGCTTGGCTCGCAATTCGGTTTCGCTGATTGGTGTCAGCAATTCCTCGTCGTTAGCGTGGTCGAAGTGGCTAGGAATCGCATAGCCAACACTCTGGATCGCTTGGACCTGCCGTTCCCAATGCTTCAGGCGTTCGGGTGTTACCTCCACAACCCCGTCAGGGCTGTGGTACACGCCGACCTTCAACATCGTTTTGGCAAATTCACCTTCCATGCACAGAAGTTTTGCCAGTTAGCGCATCGACTTCAATAGTCACGGCTGTAGAATGGTTTCAGGTTGTTCAGGGCGTTCAGATAGTGCAAAAATAGAGGTAAATCCAAAATGGATTCTCCGGTCGAAGATGTACCTAATCGCTGCTTCGAATACTCTATCCAGCCTGCAACAAATCCACCCCCGGAATAATCCCGTTGGTGAACGTTATAACGCGATTCGGATTGACCAGCGTTCCACCGTTGAAGTTGAAGTTAGTAATCGTTTTTTGTCTAACGTCACCGCTACAATCGAATACTCCGGCTGCTAGGTTCGCAGTCGTGATGGTCGAAGTTGATTCGTAGCTAAACTCGCCACCGTTGACGTTCACGGTAGTCGCTGAACCGTTCTTTAATGTGCAGATGTCACCCTCGACGGTTAGCGTCGTAATAGCCCCGCGTATTTCGCTTCTGCCAGCACTTAGAACCGTCGCGACAGTCGCACCCGCTCCAATCTCTAGCACCGCATTTTCGTTGCAGCGAACTATTGAAGCTTGACCTGTTTCGCCATCCGATGGAACGAACCTGGTCGTGCCACGCAGAGAGTAAACCGCCGCGCTCGAGTGATTCGTTTTGATGTCTGCGGTTCCAGATTTGTCGACGGTTACAACCGTGTTAGCCGATTCGGTGCTGATTCTCACTGTGGATCCACCGTAGATCGTCACGATAGCCGAGCTGATCGTCAGATAGGTCGATCGATACTCTGCATAGCCGTTAGCGTTTTCATCAGGCAATCCGACACTACCGGCCGTCATAATGAACTTGGCCAACGTCAGGCCGGTCGGAAAACCGTACTTGATCCAAACCGATGACAGCTCGACGTAAACCTCGTCGCTGTTGACCGGTACTGATCCAGTCGACCAGTTCGCAGCATTATCCCAATGATGTGGGCCTGTCGCGCTGACTGTGGTCGATGCGCTCGATGTTCCGCTGGCTGCTGTTTCACTGGTAGTGATCGTGAAGGGGATACCCGCTGTGCCGGTCGCCGTTACCTTGGTAGTGGCGACTGTGAACGTCACTTCGGTAAACTCTGCGTCGGTGCTCGCATCGGCGGCCGCTTGCAGTCCTGCAGCAACCAATGCGGCTGTATCGCCACCCTGCGCGACGTACTCAACATACTTACCATTGATCGTTAGCCGAACAGTTTCGCCAGCCGACCAGGTGCCACCGATAGTGATTTCGGTTACCTGAGAAATAGCCTGAGCTACACCAATAAATTTAAGCTTTGCCATTTTCGATCTGATCCTGCTTGAAGTCAGCTAACGGTACAGGGTAGTAGAGAACTTTGTCGATCAATCGAGGCTTCGGGTAGCTCTCGAGATATTCATAGCCTTCGGGTAGCTCTGCCTCGAGAACCCAAAGGTAAGGCGACTTGCGAGCGAATGCGGCTACGCCTGTGACCGCAATAAGGTCAGATTTTCGAACTCGCGTCCAAACCTCAGTTCGGATTGACTCGAGAATGCCACTTTCAATCCACCTGCGGATTGTTGTATGGCTTACACCGACCAGCCTACCGGCCTCACTGAGACTTAGAAGCGGGTCCAATCGATGCGGCACAAACTCTGTTGGTCTAGCGTCGATTGTGGTTGCTACGGCTGTGTTTTGGTCGGGTTCTGTTGGCTGTCGGTTTGTCACAGTGTTTCGCCTCGTTTTTCTGCTCAAGTTACGATACCTCCCCATGAGCTAGAACCAGACTTTGTGACGTAGCACAAGTAGCTGGTAACGTCGATTCGGTCCGCTGGCTCGTCTGGTAATCCCGTCCAGGTAGTCAGTTCTCGAACGTAATCGCTAACCCACGGCTCGTTTTCATGTGGTAAAAAGATTTGCCCAAACTCAATCCTACTGAGCATCCCACTAGCAACCGCGCGTTCTAACTTGGCCCCTTCGCTGGTATCTCCCATACCAGGTATTGAAGGTCCAACAAGCTCTTTAGGACAACACTTAATCTCAGAGAGAAGCGGTTGCCCATGATGTGCATTTTCCACCCATGCCCGTTGCACGTTCCACGCTTCCAAGACGCCTGGCACTTCAACTTTGAGTCTCGGCCAATCAACCTTCGAAGCGTAGCAATAACGTAAGAATAGCAGATTTTTCAAAGTCTTCTGCACGCCATCGTAGGAAAACGTCCAGCTTGGAAGATGATCGGCAACCAAACAAGCTGAGTTGCTCGGTGGCTTTCCTTGCTTGGCTTTGGCCGCTTTCTCTTTCGATGTACCGGCTGTATCGATCGCTGCGATTCGTCGGCACTTTGCTTGAGGTACTTTGAACAGATTTCCTTGATACAAAATTTCGAAGTTCGGACCGTTGATAACCCACTTGCGGCTGAGCCATTCGACATCGATGATCGACCCCTCGCTGATTCGCCAGTTACCACCGAGAAGCCGTTCGCGCTCAACTCGAGGCTGAGACATAAGCTTGGCTTTGTAGCCAGGGTCTTTTTGCATCAGAATCTTATTATCGTTCAGCGTTGCCGGTACGAATGTCACGCTGAGAATTTCATTTGGATCAACATGCGGGAACTCCGCAATCAATTCTTCTTTCGTATCGGCCCAAGCAAACGTATCGTCCTCTCGACGAACGAAGTAGCGTAACTGTCCGGTTCTTTCGATAATCGGTAAACCGTCTGGACCGATCCACCATGCAATGAAGTTAGCAACCCACGATCGAGCATCAGGATTGCAGGTAGCGCGGATATATGGCTTGATTCCACAGGTAGACCGGTTTCGTGAAACCAAGTAGAAGAACTGAGTTTCGGTGAAGTGAGTTAGCTCGTCAAAGCCAATGTAAGCGTACTGCGACCCTTGATACTCGTATTTGGTATTCTCGTGCTGGAGTTGACGAAAGCGAATACTTGCACCGCTCTTAAATGTCGCGTCCATATCCGAGCCTTCGCGCATCTTGGCGCCGAGCGGCCGATACAGGGCGTTAGCTTCTTCCCATAAACCGCCACCACCCATGATCTGCGGAAACGTTCGTCGAAAGATGACTCCACGAAAGCCCGAGTTGTGGATTCGTCGAAGCGGTTCAGCGCATAGAAACCAGGTCTTACCACCGCCAGCTTGCCCACCGTAAATGAGAATGTCAGCCTTGCTAAGTAGGGCTGTCTCCTGCGGTCCCGGCTGCGGTCGAATCTCCGTTGTCATTGCTCTTTGCCTCTCGTCCATCGTCAGGCAAGTACACAACAACGCGACTATCACCGTCAACAGTTGCTTGAACTTCGATCGCGTTGCCATAACCTCGATTCCTGCCTTTTCGGGAAAGCCAATACCGTATTGCCCAAGGTCTGCCAGCTCTGATTGCTTGAGCCAGGTGCATTTCAGCTTCGTCGCTGGTTAGCTCTTGCTGTTCGTGAAGCAGTTCGCGGAGTAGTGGATCGTTTTGGATTCTTGGGCGAATCGCCGATGTCTTGCAGTCGAGCGACTTAGCGATAGCTGGAATGTAGCCGCCATGAAGCTCGATCGCGGCTGCTATCTGTTCTTGGGTGTAATCGCTAGGTACTGCCATCGCGTTCGCTACTGATTAGCTTCGACCGTTACCCCGGATACGTCTTCAGCTAACCGAAATGAGTTTGTGCCGGTGTTCTTCACAAAGTCATGCTCTTGGCCGCTGATAACCCTAAGCGTTGTCCAATTGGTTGTGGATGATCCTAGCGACTTTTGTAGCACTACTTTTTTCGTGCTGTCTGCAGCGACTCCACGAACTTGCATGTCGAAGTCGCCAACCATGTCTCGAGGGGTGTTTGTAATTGCGACCACTGCCATGTTTCGAATCTCCAAAATCAAATTGCGTTAAGTACTGTTTTAGCGATGTTAGCCAAGTTCTGATGCCCTGACGTTGTTGGGTGTGTTCCATCGCTATAAAGCAAAGTATCGCTAGCCGCCGCATCCGGTCCCATCGTTGCATCAGCCGCAAAGTCAATGAGATAATCAACACCGTCAGCCGTTCCCCATCCACGCATCGTCGCAAGGATGTTAGCACGCTCGGTATTAAATCCGACTTGCGTTCGTGGCGTTGGAGTGCAGGCAACGACAGTCCAGCCTGCCGTGCGACGAGCTTGTAGGTATGTTTTTAGGTTAGCCAGCCAAGTTGTTGCGCCAAGGCTCACTAAATCATTTGCACCAATCAACACAACCAGCACAAACTTCCTGCCGGTTCGATTTGTTGGCAGCGACAAGTCAACCGTTGTTGCTCTGCTCGATAGATTACTAATCATTGATCCGCTGATAGCGAAGCTGTGACCCAGAAAAGCAGTAGTTGCCAGGTTTGTGCCGTAGTAGTAAGGCCAACCCACAGTAGAGGCGCCGGTAATCGAATCGCCTTCGAAGTTGATAATCCGAGCGTGATTTGTAGCAGTCAATCCGGCTGTTGTGGCCTTAGACTGCATAAACGATGCGGCTGTTAAAACTTCGGCGTTGCTCAATGCCCGCGGCCAGAGAGCCATCGAGTACACTTTTTCCCCAGCGTATAGGCTCGTCGCATTGACGATACCTAAGTGAAAATCTCGAAACGTAGTTGTCGAGATACTTCCAGCTCGTCGGTGTAACAGAACATCGTCTAGCCACCAATCAGTATTTGTGCCATCGTATCGAACAGTATGAACGTGATAGCCTTGATTCAAAAGCTCCCACAAGCCAGCAGCAGCCCCAGCTAGGTTTTCGCCGTTATAGTACTTTTGCCCATTGATGAAGTTAGTTACAGCTTTGCTGACCTCCGTACTCATTGTGAAGCCAAGGTAACTCTGCGCCTTGCTCAGCGTCGCACTATAGCCAGCTCCGGCAGCGACTTTTTTGAGCAGTGTCACATAGGTAAATCCATCGGACAAATTGAGATTTGACGGAAGCTGAATCTGACCAAACCCTTGATTCGATAGATCAAGCTCGTTACTCGCTACCGCTGGCTGGGTAGCGTAGTGGTTGCTTCCAAGGTAGCAGTGACCGACCGGATTTGTCCCAGTTACTCCGCCCAAGTCGCTTGAACCCGAGAACAGTTCAAAATCGCAGATCTGAAGATTGGCGGCTGTTGAACCATCGTTGCAAATCGAGATTACGTTGTTGGCTGTTGTGGATGCCAGCGTAAACGTGTAGGTGAATCGCTGCCATGCTGCTGTAGCTGTTTTAACACTTGAGCGAGTTGCGGTATTGTCCTTACTAAAGCAGAATTTCTGATCTGTACCTGTATTACGCTTTGCCCATACTGCTAGAGTATATGTTCCAGCAGGAATACTAGCCAAGCCTGTTGCCCCGCGTAATAGCCAATTATTAGCAGTCGCAACAATAGTTGATGCTTCTCCGCTTGTTCCATCCGGTCCAGCCGCTGCATCGTCAGTTATAGTAAGAGCAGTTGATGCGTAGTAAATCGTATTTGCAAACAATCTCCTTGGAGCCGGAAATAGATTTTGTGAAACAGCAGACGACGATAGAGCGTTTGGAATGTACCTTCTAGGATTTGCAGAGTACTGGTCGGCATACCATGCACCAACAGCACCAGTCGGTAATGCTATTGTTCCGCCAGTCAGTGCGACAGATCCGGTGTTGACTAGTATCTCCCACCGATAGCCGGTAGTGTGCGATACTGAAACCATTTCCAGTAAGTCGCCGACATCAGCAAACACAGCCTGCGTGTCACCCGCGACATTTAGACCGTTTGACACTGCTACCGTGCAGTCTCCTCCGTCCGTCTTCATTCTTAGCGTAAATCGAATTCCTGGTTTCGTCGGATTGGCTAGAGTTCTCGTTTCGGAAGATGCTGTAGACAGCTCGCAAATTTGCATGTCGCCAAATGGATCGATTAGCCCCCCTGGACCAGGATCATTTAAGGAATGATCGGCGTCATGAATAGCATTGAGTATTCTTCTTGAGTTGATCGACATGCTTATTTTGGTTGGGTTAGTACGGTGGATTGGTGACGATGACAGCCCTGAAAGTTCCCCTTCCGCCGTTGCCGCCATTTGTAACCTGGATCTTGATTCTATCATTAACGATAGGTATGAACTCACTAGACACCGTGGAAGCCGCTCCATCTGCGACAGCGTTAGCTAGTGCGCGTGGATAGAACTCAACGTATGTTGTGCCAATATTAGCTTTGGTGATCAATGGAGTTCCAGTTCTTTCGGTGGTTACAACGATGTCCGCCGCAGTGTCCATTGGGGTAGTGGAGTGCGGCGTATATGAAAGCATAGCCAGGAAACCATTTGGGTACCGATTGAGCCCATGCTGAAGGTACTCAGTAGCAGCGCCGCTGGAGTCGCAGGTTATTTCGAATTCGACGACAGAAAACATAATTTTATCCTTTGTTACAGCGCATCGCCGTCAAGTGTTAAGCCGCCAATCCTTTGCTCTCGCGTCAGATATCCCCAGTCAGTCACACTGGATCGACCTCGCTCTCCTGGAGGTGCATCTGGTCCTAATGTGTTTGGACTACTACGTTGCTGATCGTCTCTGATCGCAAGAGCTATTTGCTCTAAGAATCGTTTTTCGTGAACGTTTTCACGATCTTCAAAGTTGTGTTCGGCGGAGGCTAAGCATGCTTCGAGCATCACTTGACTGAGCATCTCACCGCCAATTGCATACAGGTTTACAGAATCCAACAGCACTGGTCGAAGTATCATGGGTACTCGCAGCGTGTAAACCTTGTCTGGTGCAGGGTAAAACGCAATAGCCTTTCGACTGCCAACAGTCGGATCAAACGTTACTGTTCGCTGTGAATAGAACACAGGGCAATCGAACTCTGGATTTGAAGCTTCAAGTTGCCGAATGGTTAAGTCCGATCGTCTCTGAACTGATGGATACCATCTGTCCGCCGCTGGATAGAACGTCAGAACGGCATCGGGCGCGATGGAGTCTACGGTAGCATCTAGCGTTATTTCAGGTCTGGCGAGTTGATAGCTCGACGCAGTGGCTACAGTCGCGGAAGTATCGTCGAGTGTTAATTGAGTATTACTATCCCTGCTCGCTACTGAGTAATAGTTGCTTGAAACCTTGAGCGTTCCAGAATCCGCCCAGGACGGAAACGTGCCTCCTGTCAGCGTAACAACGCCCGAGGCAATTGTTACAGTTCCAGTTGCGTACGGAGCCGTTGTCTTGATATCTACGACAGGTCGAAGAAACGACCAGTCGTGCGCTGAGTAGACTCTTCGCAATCCATCTTGCAAGCAGTCGTCTATGTCGTCTTGCTGATCCGAGGAAAATCCAGTGCGTATCCCGAATAGGAAATGACCTACTCTTTCTTGCAGGATCGCAAAATTGACCGCTGTACTTGTCACTGGACTAACCGATGAACTTGAGAGTTAACAGACAAAGATAGCGGGGGATTAAGCATCCCCCGCAACGTCGAGATCGTTACTCGTACTGAGCGCAAGCCCACCAATCGAGCTTCAAGTTCAAAGCAGTGTCGCCAGCTTGATCCTTTGCACCGATGATAGGAGCCAAAAATACGTCACCGGGGAACGTCGCTGCGCTAACTTCCGTCGAAGTGAGGCGTGCCGGGGCGGAAGCCGATCCTGCCAAAGCGCCGTTAACGAACCACTCTAGCGATTTGCGCGAAGCCAGGTATCGAAACCCGAGCTTGACATACGTTGACGCCGCAAAGGTAGCAATAGCATCAAGCTTCGTCTTGGTAGCACCGTTCTGATACGTCTGACCGTCTGCCTTGTACGACGCGTCGAACGCGGCACCTTCAGCAGCCAGGTGGACGAAACCAAGGAAGTTCTTGTCGGCCAAACCGCTAGTGTCGCCAAAAAACAAGTCTGTCGTCGACATGCTGACTTCACCAAGACCAACGCCAATATCCCACTTGGCAGCCGTGATCGCCGAAATGCTCATGCGGCATTCAAACACAAGATCGTTGTCAGCCAACTTGAACGGAGCACCCAGGCCCCGACCCCATTGCACGACAACTTCGTCGTTGTCAGCGTTGCCGTCCAAGGCTAGCTGAAGCAAGCCCTTTTCGGTTGCCGTGTCAGCTATCTGCTCAGCCGAACAACCTGTTCCCTCCAGGATCTTGTACGGACCTTCGTTGCTCGTCGCAATGAACGAATGGAAGTCGTCAAAGAATCCAAAGGCGGGATTGCCACTTGGCGACTGAAACGAACTGCCAAGCGGATTCATGTTGCGCGGAGCAGCGAATCCCCTCCATAGTTTGGGTGAAAACAGTCTAGTTGAAATTTCGTCAAAATGCGTGTGCATTATGCACTCCTTTCGTGAAGGGGATGTCCCAGCTTTGGTTGGGTTTGTCCCGTTTTGAAAATAGCGACCTCACGACGTTGTGAGGTCGCCAATGCTTTATTTCGCCGACACGATGTCAGCTACACGGTTACGCGGTTTCGGTTACGGTTGATGTGCAGTATCCACGGAAATTGGCGCGTCGATTGAAGCAAACCAATTGAACCGAGTCGTCCATGCAGCGAACTCGAACGTTGCTCATTTCTGGGTGCTGGAATGCCTTCCGCTTTCGCATCTGGCGTCCCTTAGCGTAATACGCCTTGAACGTGGACCAGTTAACTCCTAGCACAACACCATCGGTTCGGGCGTTAACACTGGCTGCGTTGGTCCAAGCTGGAACCCAATTCAGTGGAACACCGCGGATATAGACCGCTCCGCTGTGAGCTGCCATATCGTCGCCAATGTTGTCGTTGCCCAATTGCAACAATCGTCGGCACTGAGCCAATCGGCTGTGGGTTGTCAGCAATTCCCAGTCGTGTCGGGTTTGACTGACGATGTCGGGGCGTTGAACCGGAGGTTCGAACGAGCAAAGATCCATCGAGTTGATAATCTTTTCGACGAAATCTTCTCGGTCGACGTTGGTGTATGGGAATGTTCGGTTTCTCCACTGGTCGTAAACCGTCGGATCGATACCGCCAACACCGTTGGATCCCCAACCAACTGGAGCGTATCCGTCGAAGCCTTCTTCGGAGTTGTTTTCAGTGGTGCTGTCGTCCGTCGCGGTGATCCACCACAACAACGAAACTGGAGGGAATGGCGATGCTGTTGGGCTGGAAGGACCAGGACCAAACATTAAGTCTTCCATGCCGGTGTAGAACGAAGTCATCAAGTCATCTTCGAGCGCCTTGATGTAATCGTAAATCTGCTTTCCGCCGGTTTGGAAAATCTCTTCGTCAATGTCGTAGTGGTAGTTGTTAGTGGTCAAACCCCACTTCATCGAGCCTTCACTCAGAGTGTTAACTCGGCTGGAAGAATCTCGGTGATAAAGACCAACAACCTGGAAGTTGTCGTTGGTTGCAACCTTCACCTTCCATTTGCACTGAGATGTACTCATGGTGTCTTGTTGCAGGTTGCCGCTAAACAGACGCGATGCGTACTTGTACTTTTGCAATGGCAGCGATAGGTCTTGAGCTGCCAAAGACTCCTCGCCAGCAAATTTCTGATGGATGGAGTTTACGAAATCATCGATTTGTTCAATGCCTAGAGCCACGATTTAATTTCCTTAATTTTGCTGCGAAAGTTCCTTGTAGAGCCTGTCGAAGTGATCTCGAGGATTCTCCGATGGCGGTAATGGCTTAGTTGGACTTCCGCCCAATCTCCCATTGCTCTGTCTGGAAACTCGCTTGGTTTTGTCTTTGAGTAATTGTTTTTCGAATTCGGCTGCGAATATCGCCCTGGCAGCTTGCTTAACCAACAGGGAAATCGGCATTTCCCTGCCGTATAGCTTGTGACCAGCTTGAAGTAGTTTGGCTTGAGCCATTACGCTCTGTCGCCTTTCCAGTTCCTCGGCTGTTTCCTCTCCGGTTTTGCCAAACAGTTTTGGCATGGAGAGTTTGTCAACTTCGCTATCAAACTGATGCGTCTCGGCTTCCCTGGCTACTTGCGTGTAGTGTTCCTCAAGTGCCATGAGTCGAGATTCAAAGTGATCTCGCATTCCAGTAATTGCGTTTACGATTGTTTCGTCGTACAGATCGCCGAAGTTTTCAGGAAGCTCGTACAGATTGCCAGTGCTAGTTTTTTCGCTTGGCTTTTCGGCTGGTTCTTCCTTCTTGGTAAACTGACCCTTCTCGTTTCGAGGAGTGCCTTGACCATCTTCTACGGATTTGACTCCGGCGTTGAGAGCAGTTTTATCCAAAATTCGGAATGCACGATTCAACTCGTCGCGATTGGCAAAATCAGCTAAGTCGTCTTCGCTTATGCCATACGCGGCTGCCTCGGCTATCACTTCATCAGTTAGCCATTCCTGACCTTCTGTTGCGTTGCCGGCTTCCTCGCCTAGATTGGCGGTATCTCTGCCGGAATTTTTCTCGGCAGGTAGTTCTTCTTTACTGCTGCCAGGCTGATCAATGTCGCCTTGCTCGCTAGTAATTTGAGCGTCAGACTTTCGCTCAGGCTCTCCCTGCCTATCCTTCTCAACATCTTTCACAAGCTGATCAACGAACTCGTTAATCTCTGCGGAAGTGGTGCTAGGGGTTGCTTCTGTGATGTCTGACAGTGCCATTGTAACATTCTCCGTTGGGTTTTGTTATTGAATTTTGAGAATTAGTCGCCGTATCCGCCGTCGTTGTCTTTTAGTCCTCGGCGAGCCAGGAATTCTCTTCTGGCGCGGCGACTGGTGAACCGAACCTTTCCATCGTCCAATACTTTCGCGCCTACGATGTTGTGCTGGCGGATCATCTCTCGAGCGGCTGGCACTTGCGATCGCATGACGCCACATCCGTCGGATAGCAGAGGATCGTGTTCGGTATAGGTGTTAGCAGTCATTGGCGGACCTTCCAGCCAATCCTCTTTGGGGGGCATCAGTTGGTCGAGTTGTTCCATAGTAACCGGCTTACCGTTGTACTTCGTGATTACCTTGCTCATACTGCTACACCACCTGGAATGAAACTAGCTTCCAAACATCGCAAAACATCTGGCATTTTCTCGGCTAGCAAGATCGCTTCGTCGAGAGACTTAGCTTGCACTTGCCGCCATTGAAATTGCCACTCTCCGTTTGGCTTATTGGTTTTGAGCTGAACGTTTACGTGTATCGTCATGCTGGTGCCTGTTGCATTGCTGCTTTTTGTTGACCGTTGAGCTGAGAGCCTGAGCCCATCAAGCTTTGAATTAACGAATTTGCTCTATTTTCTGCTGTTCCACCCGTCGGAATATTCCGACGAACTGTTTCCCTGACGGTGTGTGGCGATTGTCGAACGCTGTTCTGATCGCCTCCAAGCATCTCGGCTGGCACAGCAAACGTGATTAGCTGTTCAATCTCAGGCTTGTTCATGAGTCTCGCCATTTCTTTGACGAGAACCTGAACGTTAAGAGTAGCGCCTGATGCTTGGAACATCGGCCACAGAGGCGCTATCTCCCGCAACACCTGAAAGTACTCCTGCAAGTGCTGCTGCGGAGTCTTGTAGACCATTGAGTACGGTTCGACTCTGAACTGGTAATCGTCGAACTCGCCAACTCGGTAATCAGGAGTCCAATCGGAACGGACCTGAATGCCTGTATTTCCAACCGGCATCGAACTTTGAATCTCGAGTGTTTCATCCTCCCACATCAAGCGACCCAAATCGAGGATGCTCTCGGCGGCAAAGTTGACCACTCCGAGCCGCATGTCCGCAACATTCTTGGATAACTGACCGTAGATTAGTTCTTCTTGCCCAACGGTACCAGCTTGGGCTCCCAGTCCACCCATTGCCTGAAGGTTTCCAGCCAAGCGATCGAATTCGGTTTGAAGGAACGTAGCCAGTGCCATATCACGCTGGTCGACACCACCTACTTCAACTTGCCCAATATCCTTGGGGTTGTTCATCTTGATCCAAGAGTTCCGTCTTGCGGTGCGGATCTTCTCGGCATCATCTGCACCTGCTGGAGAGTATGTGTTTACTACTCGGTGTGCATCAGAATCTTGCTCCATGCGCCTGTGAAGCCTGTTCTGAAGATCGTGCATCGACTTTAGATTGATAGCCGGAGACGTAGGAATGATGTTGTCCGGAGTATCACCCAGCGACAAGAACTTATAGGGACCAGCCTGCGATCCCGTCCAATCACGCTCAATGAGCGGTTCCATGTCCTGGTCGCATGCCATGGTGACAATGGAATTGTTTTCCGGGATCCAAAGATCCATCAGCCAAACCATGTCCTTTAAGTCATCATCCTGAGCGTTGCCATGCTCGCTTGCGATATCCCGGACTGCACCAACGGAATCTTGAGTTTGCCTGTTTGATGGTCGAAGCTTTTCCTTAGCTTTCTTTGAGTACCCAGGTTCATCCATAACTTTTTCGAAGTCGGCGCGGTATCGGTGACCGCAATACCGCATCTTGCTCAGCTCTTTGGCTGGCATATCCAGAATAAGATCGTCAAGCGACACTCGATTAAACCACGGCTGACCGGGATCAATCCAAACGTCTTCTTCACCTTCAAGCATCCCATGAAAGCGAGTGTCCGTATCTCGCATCATGACAACACCGCATCCCAAGCAAAAGAACGCGTCGAGAACAATTGATCGAAACGTCTGATCTAGCGCCATGTCGCTAATCAGCTTATTGAGGTTGATCTCGAATCGTCTAGCAAAAGCGATCGACTCTGATTTTGGAGTCGATACAAGAACTTGTGGATTGTTGGCTGCCAGAGAGATCGTATAGATGCGAGCAGTTTGGTTAATCAAATTAACCATAGTTTTGTTTTCTGCACCACCCTCGGCGTACCAAGAACCCACGTAGTCCTTAATAAGCTCACGACGAACACGACGAAACGGCTCCATCGCGGTTCGCGAAGATTTCACTGCTTTGCGCAGCCTTTCGCGTGTTTTGTCGTTGGATAGATCAATCATCTGGCAGCCCAAAAAAAGAAACGAGGGACCAACACTGATTTAATCAGCGCTGCCCCTCGAAGGCTGCGAAAGTTCGAGGCAATCTCAAACGGTAGCTACTCCGTTTTATGCCTTTTTGTAGCCAGCGCTTTTATTCAGCGCTGGTCCCTAGCTTCGTATCTATCGGTTTTCCAATTGCCTGTAAATGAGACTTGGCTTGAACGTAATGCAATACCGCTTGAGTTACTTGCTGAATATCGATCGGCTTCAGTGGCGATCTGACCTTGCGAAGCAACAGTGCAATTTCTTTGTCAAGTTCTGTCGAGTCTCCGCATACTGCATAATACGACAGAGCAATCGACAAATTCAAAACGGACTGTCCGATTTTTTGCAGGTCAGCAGACTCTTTCACGGCTGGCAATGTTTGATTTAGTTCTTCGATCTTTTGACCGAACAGCTCACAAACTGTTGGCTCTACCTTTGGAGTATCGACCTGTTCGACCTGCTCTACTTCGGACTGCTTTGTCTTTTTTGTCATCGGGTTTTACCTCCGAATTACCTATTAACAACGTCGCGAATTCCCCACTCGGGACTTCCCGACTTCACATTTCTAAGCTCTTGTTGCTCACGCCACAAAAAGCTCCCATACTCAGGAGTTTGACCAGTTTCTTCGCTTGTGTCAACATTATCAGCAGAATTGTCAGTGTTGAACACAAGCCAACAGCCAGCCGCGGATATGGCTCGGTCAGCGTGGTTTT